CTACGAGACGGTTCGAACATAGATATCTATATGCACCCAAGATAGTTAACAACGGATTGTGTGAAACAGAGGTAAGTTTTTTTTCTTCAAAGAATATTGAAATATGGAGTATATTGAATCATGAAAATGGTGGACATAAAAACTATGACCGATATAGTTACAAATTTTCATCTAAAAAATACATATATGATTTTGATAAAAACGAACATTACTTTAGAAATAAAATGCATATGTCTTCTGCAACAGTAGTATTTAAGAATAATAAATTGTTTAAAAATGACGCATGGAACCCCACAAAATTAGGATTCTCTGATAATACTATATGTAATACAAATGAAGTATTTCGGGGTGATTGTTGGGATTTATTTGACAAAAATACATTTGATAAATATAAGAAAAGGATGTAATCAATGGCTGACAATCAATATCTGGGTAATCCCAATCTCAAGAAAGCTAACGTCGCACAGAACTGGACAAAGAAAGAACTTGTTGAGTACCAGAAGTGTATGGAGAACCCCCAGTATTTTATAGAAAACTATGTCAAAATTGTTTCTCTTGATGAGGGTCTTGTTCCATTTAAGATGTATGATTTCCAGAAAGAAATGGTAGGAACCTTTCATAGTAATCGTTTCACTATTTGTAAACTACCTAGACAGTCGGGTAAGTCCACCGTCATGGTTTCATATCTACTTCATTACGCACTATTCAATCCCAGTGTCAATATCGCAATTCTTGCGAATAAGGCTGCAACCGCTCGTGACCTACTGTCACGTTTACAACTCGCGTATGAACATCTTCCCAAGTGGTTACAACAGGGTGTAATGAGTTGGAACAAAGGTTCTCTGGAGTTAGAAAATGGTTCAAAAATTCTTGCCTCTTCTACTAGTGCTAGTGCCGTTCGTGGCGGTTCTTACAACATCATTTTTCTTGACGAGTTTGCGTATGTCCCCTCAAACGTGGCAGAACAGTTTTTTTCCTCTGTGTACCCCACAATTTCATCTGGTAAGACAACAAAAGTAATGATCGTCTCCACACCACATGGTATGAACATGTTCTATAAACTATGGGTGGATGCAGAGGAAGGTCGTAACACTTATATTCCTATTGAGGTTCATTGGAGTGAAGTTCCTGGCCGTGATGATAAGTGGAAAGAAGAAACAATCAAGAACACCTCTCAAGCTCAATTCAATACAGAGTTTGAGTGTGAGTTCCTTGGTTCTATTGATACCCTTATCGCACCATACAAATTGAAACAATTGACATATCGGGCACCAATACAGTCTAGTGCTGGCCTTGATGTTCATGTTGCACCACAACCAGATCGTACATATGTTCTCGTTGCAGATGTTGCGCGAGGAACATCAAACGACTATTCTGCATTTGTAGTTGTGGATGTAAGTGAAATACCATACAGAGTGGCCGCAAAGTTTAGAGATAACGAACTGAAACCCCTTATCTTTCCCTCTAAGATATACGATGTTGCGAGAGCATACAATCAAGCATTCGTATTGATTGAGGTCAATGACATAGGAGAACAGGTTGCTAGTGCGATGCAGTTTGACTTGGAGTATGACAACCTTATTATGGCTAGTATGCGTGGACGCGCAGGACAGGTCATTGGAGCAGGGTTCAGTGGTGGGCGAGCGCAGTTGGGGGTAAGAACAACTAAGGCTGTGAAAAAGATTGGTTGTTCTAATCTTAAACAGTTGGTTGAGGACAATAAGCTTATTCTTGAAGATTATGACTGTATCAACGAACTCTCTACCTTTATTGTCAAGGGACAGTCATTTGAAGCAGACGATGGATGTAATGACGATCTAGTTGCATGTCTCTTTATCTTTGCATGGCTTACTGACCAGACATACTTCAAGGAACTAACTAACAACGATATTCGACGGGTCATGATGAATGAGCAACAAGACATGCTAGAACAAGATATGGCACCATTTGGTTTCATTGTGAATGGTCTTGAGGATGAGAACATTGGTGAGATGGTAGACGAATATGGAACTCGTTGGTCACCAATTGTGAGAGATAGTTCTAGAAGTTGGTAATATCCTAAATAAATTCAATCAAATCATGATGTTTTTTGATGTAGCAGTTATAACATAGAATGACAGACTGATCAATTAGGTGAAATACCTCTTTACGACTGTCATCACTGGTTCCAACTCTTTTGGATACTTTGCGTATCTCTGCATCATAAGGCCAGAATTTGAGACACACATGTTCTGCCTCACCACAGTGAATACAAGATTTATCTGTGAGAAATTCGTTTAGGAGATATACTCGTTTCTGGTAATTTCTCCGTGAAACTTTCTTGATAGTGTCTTTGTATTTTTCATAATGATCATTCATGATTCTATTTATATGATATAACACTTATAAAAACGAGTTTTGTAAAAGAGGTTTTTTATAAATATCTGTATAACAAATAACTCTCTTTAAGTTAGGAGTAAAGACATGGGATTTCTAGTTTCACCCGGCGTTCATGTACGGGAAATTGATCTTACAAATGTTGTTCCTGCTGTATCCACCTCTATCGGTGCTATTGCCGGTCCTTTTCAAAAAGGTCCAGTAAGTTCAGTTACCGCTATTAATTCGGAAGAACAGCTGCTACAGACATTTGGTAAACCAAACAGTTCAAATTTTGAGTTTTGGTTCACCGCTGCAAACTTCTTGCAGTATGGTGACGCACTCAGGGTGGTTCGTGCAGAATCAGCCATAGTAAACGCTGGTGCGAACAGTGGTATCCTCATTCGTGACGATGACCATTATGAGGCCAGTTTCTCCACAGGACAGGGTGGACATGGTGAGTGGGCTGCTCGTACCGCTGGTACTTGGGGTAACTCAATCGGTGTGGATATTTGTCCTAGTGCGCGAGCATTCTCACAGCAACTTGGTTCTCTAAACCGAGTTAACGGTGAAAAGGCAGTTGGTTCGTTGGAAATCACAGTTGATGACCAAGACGCAACTGATGCTTCGATTATTGTTGGTGATATCATTCAGTTCTATGATGCAAGTGCTATTGTCGCAACCGTTAACGGTGCAATCACAGTACCAACCAAAAACCTCGCGGTTGATGGTAACTCTGGTACAATCGCAGTCGGTGCGCGAGTTCTTGGTGCAGGCATCTCTGATGGTGACGAAGTGGTTAAAGTTGCCACAGTTACCTCGCAGACTGCGCTTATCCTTGATAAACCAATCACAGTTGCAGACAATGTTCCTTTGGTGTTTTCTGCTGCTGCGGGGCACACTAAAGTAGAATCGGGTAACGTAGAGTACGAAGTTACTGCTGTTTCGGGTGAAGTTCTGACCATTCGGGTTCTTGATGACCCTGCTGGTGGCGGACTTCAGACGATTATTCCTGATAACTCTTTAATTCGTCGTCGCTGGCGTTTCAGTGACCTCTTTGATGCGGCTCCGGGCACATCCGATTGGTCAACTGCAAATGGTCGCGGTGAAAAAGATGAATTGCACGTTGCAGTTTACGACACAACAGGTGACATCACTGGGTTTGATGTTGATGTTAAAGGTCAACGTACCGCTTCAGTTATCGAAGTGTTCCCTGCTATGTCTAAAAACCCAAGTGCAAAAACTACACAGGGTGGTAATAACTACTATCCAGATGTTATCTTCCGTAGTTCTGGTTTCATCTACTGGACGGATCATCTGGCGGCCGGTACTAACTGGGGTACGGATGTTGCAACAGGGACGGACTACACACTAGTAAGTGGTGTTGATGTTTCTGCACTGACAGGTGGAACGGATGATTATACTGTGACTGCCGGTGAACTGGAACTTGCTTATGACAAGTTTGCTGACACAGAAAATTTGGATATCAACCTCGTATTGGGTGGTCCAAGTTCAGCTGTTGCTGACACAATTGCTGGACATGACACTCATGTAACAATGATTACTGACCTTGTTGAACTACGAAGGGATTGCGTTGGTTTCGTATCTCCTTATCGTGCGGCAACAGTTGGTGTTACATCTTCGATTACTGCAACAGAAAATGTCAAAGACGCATTTGATGCTTGCCCATCGTCTTCGTACATGGTATTCGATAGTGGATACAAGTACATGTATGACAAGTATAACGATGTGTATCGATTTGTACCACTGAATGGTGATACTGCTGGACTTTGTGCATACACAGATGGTGTTGCTGATCCTTGGTTCTCGCCTGCTGGTTATAATCGTGGTGGTCTTCGCAGTGCGATTAAACTCTCTTACAACCCACAGAAAGCAGATCGTGACATTCTTTACAAGGCACGGATTAATCCAGTTGTTGATTTCCCCGGCCAAGGTGTTACACTCTTTGGTGACAAGACTGCTCTTTCTCGCCCAAGTGCATTTGACCGCATTAACGTGCGCCGACTGTTCCTTGTTCTTGAAAAGGCAATTGCCACTGCTGCTAAGTTCCAACTCTTTGAGTTCAACGATGAATTCACAAGAGCGCAGTTCCGTAATCTGGTAGAACCATTCTTGCGGGATGTGCAGGGTCGTAGAGGTATTTTCGACTTTAAGGTAGTTTGTGACACAACTAATAACACTGGTGAGGTCATTGACCGTAACGAGTTTATTGGTGACATCTACATCAAACCAGCAAGGTCAATCAACTTTATTACACTAAACTTCATCGCCGTTCGAACTGGTGTTGCGTTTAGTGAGGTAGGAGGTTAATCATGGCTAATATAGATGACTTTAAAGCAAGCTTAATCGGTGGTGGTGCAAGAGCCAACCAATTTAGGGTAACTATTACTCCACCATCAGGTATCGCAATTGGTCTTGATACTCGTAGAACTTCGTTTCTTGTTAAGGCTGCAGCACTGCCATCCCGTGCAATCACTGAAATTCCTTTGAAATTCCGTGGTCGTACAATCTACATGGCGGGTGATCAGACTGAACCAGAAACTTGGGAAGTTACATTTCTTAATGACACTGACTTTGGAATTAAGAACGCAATTGAACTTTGGTCAAACGGTATCAATGGGTTTGCAACAAACACTGGTGTAATTGCTCCTTCTGATTATCAGACGGACCTTACAGTGGAACAACTTGATAGAGACGAAGCAGTTCTGAAAACATACATTCTTCGTAACTGTTGGCCAACTAATTCGGGTTCTGCAATTGATCTGAGTATGGATACTGAAAGTGCGATTGAAGAATTCTCAGTAACTTGGAGATATCAGTATTTTGATGCATCCGGCGTAAGTATCTAAATTGAACCTACTAAATAGAGGGTAGGAGACATTATGGCAGAACTATTTGGCTTTTCAATACAAAGAGCATCTAAGGATGTGGGGCCCCGTGAGAAAACTTTCACGGACCCTACTCCTGATGATGGCGCAATTGAGGTTGCGGGTGGAGGTTTCTTTTCATCTGTACTAGATACGGATGGACGGGAACGATCTGACCTTGACCTCATTCGTCGTTACAGAGACATTTCTATGCAATCGGAGTGTGATGCTGCAATTGAAGATATCGTGAATGAAGGTATCATTTCTAATCTAAATGATATTCCAGTAAATATTGATTTAACAAACTTACCATATCCAGAAAAAATTAAAAGACGTATTAGAGCAGAATTCATGGAAGTTCTGCGACTTCTCAACTTTAATGAGAAGGGTCACGATATTTTTCGTCGTTGGTATATCGATGGTCGTTTGTACTATCACAAAGTTATTGATTCAAAAGACCCGCAAAGGGGTGTAACTCAGCTTCGACACATCGACCCAACTAAAATTCGTAAGGTACGAGAAACAAAGAAAGACCCTGATCCAAACCATAATGGTATTGAGATGGTCAAAAAAGTAGAAGAGTATTTTATCTACAACGACAAAGGGTTTGCATCAGCGGGTGTGCAAGGTAACGATCAGGGTATTAAGATTGCACCCGATTCTATTGTGTATGTTCCGTCAGGACTTCTCGACAATAACTCAGGTCGAGTTATCTCATATCTACACAAAGCAATCAAACCAGTTAATCAGTTGCGTATGA